GAACAACTGAGGACATCTTGTCGTCATAACTGCCCAATATCAGCTTTTTGACGGGATGAACCTGACATTCAATGACAAACAACGTTCACTTTTCGGCAATGGCCACGGATTTCTAGGTGTTTCTAGGTCGTTCTAGAAAGAAATGCAAACGCGGCCATCCTTGGATCGGTCGAAACATTGGCACTTGCATATTAAAAACCGGAATAGTTATGCGTTGGTGCAAGTCTTGTAAAACAATGCGCGAACGAAGTAAAGCGCGAAGGATGACTATGAATCGGAGAAAGCGCACACAAGAGTTTGACCTTTTAGGAATCAAGTGTGTGGCGGCTTAAGCGAATCCTGGCAGATTGCTTTACCTAGGGCGTGCCTGAGAAACCGCCAATTGGGTAGGGGTCGCCACACAGTTTTCAATGGGAGAGACGAGCTTGCAAGGAATCGGGCGGGACCAGTCGTGGTTGATAAACGCCGTGGAGGACAGCACACCTCAGCACGGCTGATGCGGGCAGCGCGAGGACATGCTTCACCAGCGCCCCAGGCTCGTGGGAAGTCAACCTAACCCACACTCGCCCGACAAGTTTGGGGGGCCTAGCAGCCTGGTGCCGCCTTTCGCATAAGGAGTGAGCAATGAGTCACACAATGGGAGACTGGCAAGCCACTCAGGATGTAGGTGGTCGTTGGCATGTGGACTCCGACTACAAAGGCCCGGAGAGCGACTACATCCCAATTGCTGATGTCAAACAGGGCGCTGATGACGCTGCAGTAATATCTGCTGCGCCAGACTTGCTTAATGTTTGTCGGCAAGTCTTGCGTTTTTCCAACAGGGTTACTCCGCTTGAGGCTACAACCTTGGCAAATTTGAATGCTGCTTTAGCCAAGGCTGAGCGGCGGCAAGGCTGACTGACTGATGCTCGGCATCCTCAAAGCTGACGGGAGATGCTGACGCATGGCTCTCTGTTTGCAGGGATTGGAGGGTTTGACCTTGGGTTTGAACGGGCGGGAATCGAAACGGACTGGCAGATTGAAATTGAGGACTACTGCCGCAAGGTGCTTGCCCAGCACTTCCCCGGTGCTAGGCAGTACGCCGACATCCGAAATTGCTGCGGAATCTACAAACCGAACGAGCGGCGAATGCGAAGCGGGAAAACTAGGCACCGATGTCAGCGGGCCCACCACCTCAAATGGGTTGACATCATCTCCGGGGGGTTCCCCTGCCAGGACATCTCCAACGCTGGCAAGCGGGCAGGAATCGAAGGCGACAGAAGCGGACTCTGGAGCGAAATGTTCCGCATCGTTTGCGAACTACGACCCCGCTACGTTGTCGTGGAGAACGTCTCAGCTTTGCTTGGACGGGGGATGGGCCGAGTTCTCGGAGACTTGGCCGAGAGCGGGTATGACGCGGAATGGGATTGCCTACCAGCGGCCGCCTTTGGTGCCCCCCATATCCGCGACAGGGTTTGGCTACTTGCCTACCCCCGACAAGAGCCTCGGTTCACTGAGGGGCGGACTGACCGGGGCAATGGATGCGCTTACGTGCTACCGCAAGGAAATGTCGGGACGGAGGCCGAGCGGAGCGAACATCGGGAGCTCGTTGCGCTGGTGCCCGGAATACATCCGCGAATGGCTGCGGACTGGTGGGCTCATCAATTCAGTGTGGCTAGAACGGTTGATGGGCTTTCCCGACAATTGGTCGATGCCAGAAATGACGCCCTCGGCGAAGCCGTTGTCCCGCAAATCGCGGAATGGATCGCCCAAAGGATCATCGCGTGCCAGTGAGTGAAAAGAAGATGAAGATTTACTGCCCTTGTTGCGGTGATGACACAGAAATAGTTGAGGACATCGAAGTGTTATTCCCTGGATTGGCGTTGACTTGCTCAGAATGCAAAACTAGGTGGACGTTCAAAGTTTTTTATGATTGCGATGAACAAGATGGCGCCAGTGACTAGCGACCCCCAGGAACGGGCTAGGGTCAGGAGCCGGATAGGTTCGCTTATTATGGAGTTCTGCCGCCATAACGAACAGTTTCATATGGAACAACTGTTGCTTTATATTCAAGGCAACCTTGGGATGATAGCGCCTGATTCTCCAGGCCGCATCCTACGACAGCTACGCCAGCAAGGGCTCTTGAACTACACGGTTGTTTCGCGGCGACAATCTCTGTACCGAGTGGTGCCAGTGGAAAGGCCCGCAGAGCAGGCTGAGTTGTTTGCGGAAACGGCATGAGTACTGAGTATCACGTACTGTCGCTAGGTGCTGGCGTTCAGAGTACAACGCTGTACCTGATGTTTGCTCAGGGCCTCCTCAAGCCCCCCCTTGATTGCGCCATCTTCGCAGACACAGGCGAGGAGCCAGTGGCCGTCTATCAACATTTGGAGTGGCTCCAAGCTGTAGGCGGTGCGCCCATTTGGATTCGCCAGAAGAGTCGGCTAGGTGATGATCTCATGCGGGGCGAGAACAGCACGAAGCAGCGGTTCGCTTCGATTCCTGCCTATACGGCAATAGTTGAGGGTGGTCGGGAGGGCATGCTTCGCCGGCAATGTTCCAAGGAATACAAGATTGACGTGATCGAACGGGCGATCCGGTACGAGTTAATTGGGTTGAGGCCGCGCCAGAGGATTCCCAAAGACGTGGTGATCGTCCAGTACATCGGCATATCAATTGAAGAGGCTGGGCGGGCACTTCGTATGCGAAACAACCCCAATCGCAACAAGAAGTGGATGGATCTACGGTTTCCCCTCATGGACAAGGCCATGACTCGGGCTGATTGCTTCACATGGCTGAAAGAGATTGGCAACGTCCCGCATCAGGTTCCCCGTTCGGCCTGTGTCTTTTGCCCTTATCACAATGATTCTGAGTGGCAGGCCATCAAGAAGAACCCAGTAGATTGGGCGCGCGCGGTTGCGATAGACAACGCCTTGAGAATCCCAGGCCGGGTCGTGAACCGCAAGGTAGATCAGAAGCTCTACGTCCACAGGTCGTGTGTGCCGCTGGAGAAAATCAAGTTCAATGGTCGGCTTAATCCACGGGAACTCCAACTTGGACTCGGATTCACTACTGAGTGTGAAGGAGTCTGTGGAGTGTAGGAATGAACTGGCCCGTCATCATCGAGATTCCCCTAGAGGTACCATCAGGGAATGCCTACCGCCAGGGCGGGAAGTATCACCATTGGGCGAGCTATGCGGCGCTGAGGATGGCCTGCAACGGCTTTATATCGGGAAATCTCGGCGCTCCGAAGCTCCATCGCTTGCAGAAGTGGGTGGAGAAGAACCGCCCCAAGATGCGAGTGCAATTCACCTGCTACCGCAAGCGCAGGATCGAGCAGGACAACCTGGACGCAGGATTGAAGCCAGTGCGGGACTGCCTTGTGATTCCCAAGAAAAGCCACCCTAGCGGCCTGGGGCTGATTGTGGACGATTCAGAGCAGTGGTTGGTGGAGGGCACCCCGAAGCAGATATTGGTGCCGAGAGGAATGCGAGGATTTACCAGAATAGAGATTTCGCCGGTGGAGGTTCTGTGACGATTTCCGTTCAGATTCACGACCTGCGTGCCTTGCTGCACTGGGCTGCGATTGGTGTCAGCATGAACACATGCGGCTCCTACGCCGACGCCGCAGAAGAACCTCACGACTCTGGGATAATCAACGAGTATGCCAACCGCATCCATTTCTCTGTTTCTGTACGACCAGTTTTTAAGGTTGACAACGGTTAAGGAGTTGGACTACGATGTGCGCGGTACGAGCCGGGCGGGAAAGGGTTTTGGGCCAGCCTGTCCTTCCTAATCCCGCATCGGCCCGTACCAAAGGACAGGGCTGGATGTTTGCTGGATACATACCCCTCCGCCGTGGAATCCTAGAGCACGTCCAGAAGGGACTCCTAAACAAAACTGACTTCTCTGTGTATTGCCTGCTACTGCTGTTGGCAGACCACCACACTGGAATCTGGTGGGGTAGCGCAAAGGCTCTTGGTGCATACAACTTTGCTCGTTCAACTGCCAGAAACTCTTTGCAGCGCCTTGAATCGAAGGGCTACATTAAGCGCTTCACAACACCAGGGGTTCACGCCAACTACCAAATTCTCATCAATAAATACGCAATTACGGATGGCCAACACAAGGGCAAGCTATTAGACGCAAAACAAACCACTTCTACCAAGTTCCTAATATATACTAGTCAGCAAGATGGCAAGCATTTGGGTCAGCATCAGGGCGAGCATCCCGCCCCTATACAAGAAGGAAGAATAGAGAAGAAAGAAAAAAGAAAGAACCCTGCTCAGGCTTCGCCTTCTCCGTCTGGTTTCTCAACATTTTGGGACCTCTATCCTAGAAAGGTCGGAAAACCAGCGGCGCTAAAAGCATACCGAGGAATGCGTAGTGGAATGAGGCTTGCTCTAGTTCTGGCTGGCCTAAAACGCTGGATGCAAACCGAGCAATGGCAAAAAGAGGACGGTAAATTCATTCCCTACCCAGCGACGTTTCTGAATCAGCGGCGATGGGAAGATGAACCAGGCCAAGAAGTAATTGAACTTGGTCCACGGCCACGACCAGAAGGCAAGCCTGGGAAGTGTAGGGACTGCGGCGCTGAAATCCCAGCAGGATTTCTAAAGTGCCTGGAGTGCATGAAGAAGAAAGCCCCGGTGAACCCATGAGGAGAAACGATGCCTAGAGTATTGACAGTAAAGTTGACGGGTAGGTTGGTTCCTGGTGATGTTGAACCCCTGATGGGAGCATGCCTAGCTCTACAAAAAATGATTCACCCCAACAACCAGCGCGTGACGGTCACGATTGAGCGTATTCGTTACACAGCCAAAGAGAAGCTGAAGATCCTGCGACTCAAGAAGAAGTTTATTGTTCCGGTGCGAACGGTGAACCCATGAAAACAGGAATGGAAATACTGAAAGAGATTCTCCGACTAGCGGTTGTCGAAGGACAGAAGGCCTATTCAGGCCCAGGAGGATATAGCTCAGGCCAAGCAAGCGGACTTCGTGTTTCCGGCGACCTACTGCAAGCATGGTTGGGGGAAGCTGATAAGCGAGTGGTCAATTACATTGGCTACCGCCAAGCCGAGTATTTTAGAGAGCGGATACTCGGCACAACGCAGGAGGGGAAGTGATGCTTGGGCGACCTTACATGAATCCAAAATACGTTCGATACCGTCTTGACGCGCTGGCCTCGTGCTGTCCGTGGTTAGAGGTCAAGGATTTTGGCAAATATTATGAGCTTAAAGACGACAATTTGGTTGAAACCGACGAGTTCACCTTCTCCCTGTCAGTTGTATCGGGCGGGTCTAGGTTCACGAAGGAGAGCAAGTCTTTTTCGCTCTATAACGATAAGTCAACCGTGAACGAACTCTTCTTAGAAACTGCTTTGGGCGTCACCGAAATGGCAATCGAAAACTCGTTCATCAATATCAGTGAGGGCCAGTCCGACGAGAATGGATGAGAAGGAGTGAGATGTCTTTGACCGAAAAGGGTTCATCCTGAAGGGGGAGAAGACGAAGGCCGACACGAAATTCCACAAAGCAGTAGCAGCGTGGCTCAAAGTAAGAGGTGGAATTGCTGTTGTCACTGGGCCTATTGGATTTATGAAGTGGCCCGGAGAACCAGATTCAGAGTTCATGGTCTGCATCAAGGTGCTGGGGCGAAGGCCGCCCAGGAAGGAGTCCAGCAAATGAAAAAGCCCAAGCTGAGTGAGATTTATTCGTTGATGGCCTCGTCGCGGCCACTTGAACACAAAGAGGGCTGCGATGCAATTATGTGCCTCCTCGACTTGGTTAAGAGGCTGGGGAAGGTAATAGACGCTACAACTGTTTGGTGTGGCGATGACCCTTGCTATCGCACTAGGAATGGTGTTCCACAAAGGATGCCCGCCTTCGCCGAAAGAATTATGAAAGGAGCCCGCGCATTATTACTGGAGGTTAAGGAATGAGCCGGGAAGATATTCCGAACGTCCTGATTCGACTCACAAACGTCACTGGCTTTGACCACACCCAAGAAGCCAATCTCGCTTTCAAAGAAGCCACAGATGAAATCGAGCGCCTCCTAGCCGACGAGCAGGAGAAGGTGAGGGAGTCACAACGAAAGCTGGCAGACAAATGGCAAAAGGATGCCGAGGAAGCTGACTGGCCCACAAAGGAAAATATCTGTCGCTGTTGTTTGATTATATGTGCTGAACAACTGCGCCGCCAACTCGACCTCACCGCACCTAGTAGCACGGAGGAAGGATGAGCACCGTATTTTACCCTTGCACTCGCTGTGACGTAGAGATTGGTTCCGCACAAGAAATTGTCTGGGATGGGATGAAGCCCTTTCATCCAGAATGTGTCAGCCCGATTTCACCGGAAGCACGAACTATTAGGGCGATTGGGAAGGAGTCTTTAAGGGTAAAGAGTTTGTATGAGTCAGTGCTTGATGAAATCCGTGGCGCTGTAGAGTCCGAGCAGCAGCTTCTAACGAGCCTGGATGAGGGTGGGGAGGAGAAGGTATGAACTCTCGGCTTTGCCACTGCAGAGCACAGGCTAAGGTAAGCTGTCCTAACTGTGGGGAACCTCTCTGCTACGGCATGAATTGCTACCGGACCCATGAGGAGAAGTGCCGGCCGCTGCCGATCACAGCGGATCCGCTACAGCTCCGGGTAGAGGAACAGACCTCAGCGTTTGCGGTTCTCAGGAATGCAAGGAAGTGAGCGCAACCAGCGCAAGAAGAGAGGTGATTAAGTTGGCGAACAAAATAAACCTGAGCGGTACTGTTCACCTGGAGAAGAACCGATACGCGACAAGGATGGAGAAATCGTGCGGTGCAAGCAAACAGGGAAGTTTGGTTGGGATATGTCTAACCTTCGTTTTTGCAGCATCGGTAGTGGTGTCTCTTGGTGTGAACCCCTTATCCGCTCAGGTTCCCCCGCGCTCTGAGGCGGCGCAGGAGCAGCGGGAAGAGAAGGCGCCGCACTAGCACCGGGGAAATTCAACGGGGAGAAGGTAGGATTGTCTAGCTGAGAGATCACGAGTATTTCGATGTGTGTCATAGAAGATTCAGAAGATGCCAGCAGCTAGTTCTGCGCGCGCCCAAGTTCGCGGTGGGGGCTTCTCCTGAATACCCTGGTCCCAAGTGGCCGAAAGAGAGTAGCTACTGTGCTGACTTTCAGAAGGCCGGGGAGATCGCGCTGCGCCGGCGGAAGAACTGGCATGGGCGTTGTGGGGTATTTCTGCTTTACTTCATTGCAGACGGCCCTTACAAGCGGGCGGTGAAACTCTCACGGCTGCCTGAGAGCACCTTTTGCCGCTGGCTGGATCAGGTACGGACTGTGGTGGGAGCTGAGTTGAAAAGGCGAGGGCTGCACCCTGATGAGTTCTTCAAAGAAACGGAGAAGATATGAGACTGTGGCCTTTTGGCTTGGTTGTAATCCGTAAGGATAAAGAGGCGGTTGCTGCCCTAATCGCAAAGAAACTTGCGAGGATAGGTAGCGAAATGACGAGCTACGACATAAATTTAGATCATCGCAGCTTCGTGATGAACGATCACAACCAAAAAATACTAGGCGGCCGCCTACTCGAACTGATAAAACTGGCCGAACTGTACTTGGGGTATTTGGGGCGCTGAGTTCTTCAAGGAGGCTGAGAAATCATGGCAGAAATCAACCACCACACAATACGGGTAGCTATCGTAATTCAAGAAGGAGATGGGAATGGGAAAGTGGCATCAACTTATTGTACCAAAAAGGAAATCAAGAATTTGAGTATTAAGGATTTTGTGGATCGGATTGTGGCACCAATCGCGGCACATGCCCGAAGCGAGTTCTTCAAGGAAAGCGAGAAAAGGGCTAGAATGTCGGCATAGGAGGAAGCCATGTTACCAGGAGAAGCACCGTTTTGGGCGCGGGGGATATACGGTGAGGGTCAAGGCCAAGCGAACGTCGGCATGAGTGGATCGGCTGGGCAACGCGCAATGACGCAGGAGGAGATGCTCGAACTGATTTTGCAGATGAGAAGGGGCGCAATTCTCTTTAGTAAGCACCCAAGCATGCCTGGATTCACAGAAGCCGAGAAAAAGGAACTGAGAAAACCTATGCCGACTCCGTAGAGCGGCCAGCAGCCGGGTACTAGCTGGGATTCGGAACGCTGCGGTGGTCAACTAGGCGCTGGTCCACGTTGGAAATATGCCAGCCCGCGTAGGCGTGTTGGTTGCAGCATGGCATCTTCTGGCTCATGTACCGTGGATGCGCGCAGGGCTGGACCACTCCATTCTTGACCCAGACTTGCAGCGTGTAGTCGAAGCCGTTGAACACCCGGCCATTCTTGATTTCATCTGTGCTTTGCCTGCTCATTTTCTTCTTGCTCCTTTTCCTCTGGAGTTATCACAAACAAACCCTCTTTCTTGCGCTGGGCGTTGTAGGCGATCTCGTCGGGGGTATCGTAGGGAAACTCGCTCGACGTAAAGAGCGCCGCAGTTTCCGGCTCCTTATCCCCCAACAGCCTCAGTTGGCGCTTGCGCTTTGCCATCACGCTACCACTCTATGAGTCCAATTTTCTTGATCATTAAAACCGACCGACCCCCGAACAGCACCTAGCTGGTGCACACACAGGCCAAAGGGGAACGGGGGCTAGCCGGCGATCATTGCTTTCCTTGCTCATCACGGGTACAGCCTACTCCCGCTCAACCCCGCTTGGAATAGTCCAAACCTCCTATTCCGCATGAGCCATTTCCCCTAGCACATGACCCCCCGCCTAGTGCTTGGCCATCGGACACCAAAACGCGCCCCAATTCCCGCACCAGAGCACGCTTTCGCGGCACAGATGGCCACTGCTTGCCGCACTCATTGACTAGCACCCCCCATTTTTACTGCCACCTATCTTAACCAGCAAAAGAAAGGGCTTGACTCTGCTTTACCGCTGGGCTTAGGCTGCGGTGTTGTATGGTGGGGAAACTCACCCCCACAGCATCTCAAGGCTGCCCGGTTCACTCTGTCCCCAGATGGGCCGGGCTTTCTCTTTGCCTATGACACCTGAAAAGACCCACCTGACCGACAAGATCAGCAAGCCACCAGTACCTAAACCCCGCCATGTTTCGCGCAAAGGAAACACCCCAAAGCGCAAGCTGAAGGAAAGAACCTTCTGTAAGGAGTACATCATTGACCTAAACGGCACAAGAGCCGCTACTGCAGCAGGTTATGCAGCTAGAAGTGCTCATACCATTGCCTCGAAGCTATTGCAGAAGGTCCACATTAAGGCTCAGCTCGCTAAGCTCATGCAAAAGCACGCCGATAAGCTCGAAATCAGCGCCGACAAAGTGCTGGGAGAGCTTGCCAAGATGGGCTTCTCCAACATGCTGGACTACATGCGGGTGGATGAGGACGGCGAGTTCCGCTTGGACTTCTCGAAGCTGACGCGGGAGCAAGCCGCGGCAATTCAGGAATACACCGTGGATGCTACTGGTGGGACTGGCGACGGAGAGCGCAAACAGGTTATGCGGACAAGGTTCAAGCTGGCGGACAAGGCGCGCTCTCTGGAACTGCTAGGCAAGTACCTCAAGCTGTTCGTGGACAAGGTGGAAGTAACTGGCCTGGGCGACCTGCCGGCAGTTCTCGCTGCAGCACGAGCACGAGCGCAGGGAAAGAAATGACACACCCTGAAAGCAAGGTACTAAAAAACCATGTGTTTGGTGCTTGGACGGACACCTGCATCTTCTGTGATATGCCAGCGGACGACCTACGAGTTGATAGCGATCCCTGCGAAGTAGCCACGCGAGAACAGGCAGAGAAGGCTTCGGACTTCACACCCTTCGGTGACGGCGTAGTTAGGAGTTAAATGACGCAAGCCACCTTGACTCAGGCCGAAGCAGAGCGGGAGTTGATCCTAGACGCAGCTGGCTATCAGCACGACCCGGCCGGGTACGTCAAGGCGTTCTTCCCCTGGGGCACTGGTGAGCTGGAAGGAGAGGCCGGCGCCCGGGACTGGCAGGAAGGCATCCTCAACAAGATAGGCTCTCACCTGAAAGACCCTCAGACTCGCCACCAACCCTGCCTGATTGCCGTAGCAAGCGGTAAGGGCATCGGTAAGAGTGCTCTGGTCGGAATGCTGATCGAGTGGGCCATGAGTACCGCAGAGGGTTGCAAAGTAGTTCTCACAGCCAACACCGACCCGCAACTCAAGACAAAGACTTGGCCGGAGGTCTGCAAGTGGTTCAGGCTGGCGATTAACTCCCATTGGTTCAGTGTCGAAGCGGAGTCAATCACCTTCAACGTCCCAGAGCACAAGCGGCTCTGGCGCTGCGACCGCATCACCTGGAACGAGAAGAACCCCGAAGCCTTCGCCGGCCTTCACAACAAGCGAAAGCGCATCCTAGTCATCTTCGACGAAGCCAGCGCCATCGCTGACCCTATCTGGGAAGTAACCGAAGGCGCACTGACCGACGAGGACACCGAAATCATCTGGTTGGCCTTCGGCAACCCCACCCGCACCGCCGGCCGCTTCCGTGAGTGCTTCGGCAAGTACAAACACAGATGGCAAACCGATCAAATTGACAGTCGCCGGGTTGAAGGAACTAACAAGAAGGAGCTTAACCAGCAAGTATTGGATTACGGTGAAGATTCAGATCACGTAAGGATTTGGGTAAAGGGGGAGTTTCCGCGGGTAGGGAGCACGCAGTACATACCGTCGGACGCGGTAGAGCGGGCGAGGAAGGAGGAGGCGAGGGGGTATGAGCATCTGGCTAAAATTTTGGCAGTGGATGTGGCGCGGTTTGGGGACGATCAGACGGTAATTGGGTGGAGACAGGGACGGAAGCTGGTAATTCTGAAAAAATTGCGAGGGTTGGATACGGTTGAGGTGGCGATGCGGGTGATAGCTTTTATGGAGGAGTTAAGCCCGGACGCGACGGTAGTGGATGGGGATGGGTTAGGGGCCGGGGTGGTTGACCAGATAAGATTTCGAGGTTTTGGGCGTCGGTTGTTCGAGTTCAAGGGGGCACAGAAGGCGAATAACGCGACAAAGTATTTCAACCGGCGGGCAGAGGTTTGGGGGTTGATGCGGGACTGGCTGATGGGAGGGGCGGACATTCCCGACGATCCCGAGCTGGCGGCTGATTTGACCGGCCCGGAGTACACCTACAGCCGAAAGAATCAAATTTTGCTCGAGAAGAAGGCGGATATGAAGAAGCGCGGGTTGAGTTCGCCTGATTGTGGCGATATGGCTGCCATGACGTTTGCGCCCAAGGTGGCGCCCCCAGGCCCAAAGCCCAAGCGAGTGTTCGTCCATCCTGACCAGAGTGCTCAGAACTGGATGACCTAATGATGGCTAGAGGAAAAGTGGTTCGCATCCCCGGCGGGTGGAAACTCATACGCACGCGAGAAGAGGAGCAACTTGACATAAAAGACTTCTACGCAGAACTAGAGGCTAAATACCATGAAATCATCACAGAGGCGCAGCAGATAGCCCAGACCGATGCCGCAACGCCACCAATCATAGAAACCCGACTGGAACCCGACGTAGTAGAAACTTCCTCCCGATTAGCTAGGAAATCTAAGCCTAGAGCGATCCCGAGTGTCACTGTTCCCGTAGTGATGCAGAAGGAAAAAAGTTGGATTACAGCGCCAAAGAGAAACCTCACGAAGCTGGGGTTGTGGAAGCAATGGTTCACAAAAGAGTTTGGATTGGAATTACCAACTCTTTGGAGACGGCAAACACCTAAAAGCTGGACATTAGACAAAGTCCTGTGTCAGATTTTTCACGCACAGATTGGCTTACCCGAAAGAGTTGGTAATTCATCCGAGTTAAATGCGATTTGGGAGATTTACTTCTCTGAGCCTTGGGAACCGCACGTCCAAGTCAGGATTCCAGAGATCCCAGACTTGCCAGAGGTTGCGGATGAGCCTGTAGTTCTCACAGACGAAATTCCCTTCGGTAGTCGAATCCAGACAGGCTTTGAAATCCTACAGGAAAGTTACCAGTAATGGCCGACACCAGCAAAATCCGCGTACTTGAGACTCGCCACCAGGGCAACCATCGAGAAGTTGTCAAGCAGTTGAAGGAGTGCCTTGCCATCGCCAAGGACGATCCAGAGATTCACACCGTCATTGTGTGCCTGGAAGATCGTTCAAAGAATGTCACCACATACTGGTCGCCCTGCGAGGATCGTGCCTGGCTTGGGTCACGGCTGATTTTGGCTGGCATGAGACGCATGGGGTTCAAGACATGAAACGGAGTTCGCACAGCTACTAAAAGGAGGAAGAGATGCCATTTGTAGGAAGATTTGGTGGTGGTTTACAAAGAGGGGGCCGTGTTGGATCAAGTAGGCCAAGCCTGCCAGCTCGTCAGGTAATACCTGGTTCTCGAACGCCAACCCGTAGTGCCCTTGGACAGAGAGCCGCAGCCAGCTCCTTGTTACGGAAAAAAAGGAGTTTGCCGACTGCAGGAGGTCGTCCTATAGGTCTTGGGCTCGGACAAAGAGGCCTGGGAGCGCGCGGCGGTATGGTTCTGCCTAAGAAGCGCAGGGGTCGCCCTGTTCCTACGCGGGCGCCGGCACGGCGGCAACCGGGAGTACCCTTGCGGTCACTCCTGGGGCGTCATAACTCACCAAGGTATTGAGAGAAATGGTCGAAATCAAGCGGAAAGCTGAGATTCTTCACGGTTTCCTCTGTCCAGAGTGCGGTTATGAAATGACGATTGACAGGAAAAACAACGCGCTGTGGTGCGAAGGCCAACGCCTTGACGTGATTCCACCTACCCCTTTTTGCCCACAGGCTGGGTTCAAGTTTGAACTCCCGCGACAGGAATTAATCCTGAAAGAAGGCGGCAACCCACAGGTAACTGCCACATGATGAAGTCGAAGTTTCCGCACATCCATAATTCCGGTGAGGCAATCTACCAGGATGGGAATGTAACCTTCTCCTGGTTCAATTCTTTAGGGCAGTCGATCACAGAAACACTTAAGATTCTCCCGGCCAAGAGGATTGCCGCCCTACTGGTTGCCCGCCTGGGACGGTTTCAGTCTGCCGGCCCGGGCAGTCGTGAGGGAGAACACAGTCGAGCAGAACGGAAGTACATTTCCGCGCATCCTGAGAAGGTTTTGAAAGAAGTCTGGGAGTTGCTGGACGAGCACGGCCGAATGGAGATGGTGATGGCGCTAGATATGAACTCCCACCACGGAATCAGTGACCCGGAGTGGATGGAGAAACATCGCTCCCGCCGGGAGAACATCGTCGGAGACGACAAGAAGGCACTGAACTAGAAGCGCCATGTAAAAGGAGGGCGATGCTCAACAAGCACCAGAGGGAGTTACCGCCGCCGGTGAAGCTGCTTCCGCCGGGAGAAGAAGGGCTGTATGCGTGCGTTGCCGTTTTCTCAACACTAGAAGAGAACCCACCAAGGTGCGGAAAGCTAGCAAGTTACTATGACGAATACGGGAATCCGTTGTGTGTGAGCTGCGCGAAACCAGATTGAGGCCGCTGGGGAATCGCGTGGTAGGCCGGCGCCTTCCCGAACCCGATGGTTCGATGATTTGGACTCCTGCCGGGAGTCGGAAAAACTACAGATGCAAAGTCCTTGCAGTTGGGCCAAAGGTTGACGGGGTAAAAGTGGGGGAAACAGTTTTGATCGGGGAGTACGTCGATATGGATTTGGAGAACAAGGTAGTCATTTTCCAAGAGGCCGATATTCGGGTTGTGTTCAATGACTGAGGACGAACAGAAATCTCACGACCGCACCGAGAGTTTTCTGGAACAAGCGCAGCGAAGATTCAAACTTGCTTCGGAAACTGAAAACAGGGTCAGAAACGAATCGCTCGACGACCTGAAATTTTCGGTGGGTGAGCAATGGCCGAACATGGTGAAAGCCGACCGGGAGGCTGATGGCCGACCTTGTTTGACCATGAACCGGATGCCGCAATTCATTCGCAAGATAACCAACGAGCAGAGAGCTGAGCGTCCAGCCATTCAGGTAAATCCGGTTGGCAATGGCGCAACCGTCAAGACGGCTGAGATCATTCAGGGAATTATCCGGCACATTGAAATCAACAGCGAGGCTTCCATCGCCATCGACCACGCTTTCGATATGATGGTGCGGATCGGGTTCGGATACTACCGGATTATCACCGACTACATCGAGGAAGAATCCAATTACCAGGAGATCAAGTTTGACCGCATCAAAAATCCTTTTACGGTGTACTTCGATCCCAACCACAAGAAACCAGATTATTCCGATGCCCGCTGGTGTTTCGTCATTGAGGATATGGGATCGGACGTTTTCAAGCAGCAATACCCTACTGCCGCAGCCTCTTCTCTGACTGACTTTTCCTCGGTTGGGAACCGCGCTCCCGGTTGGATCACAAGAGAAATCATCCGTGTGGCTGAGTATTTCTACCTGGAGCAAGAGAAGTACACCCTCTACCAGTTGCAGGATGAATCCTGGGTTGAGCAACTGCCGGAAGAAGAACAGGCAGTAGCCCAGGTGGAAAGAACCCGCACTCGGGTGCGCTGGGCGAAGATTAGTGCGGTGGACATACTGGAAGAAAAAGAGTGGCCCGGAAAGTGGATTCCGATTATTCCGGTGCTGGGTGACGACATAGATGTAGATGGAGTGCGGCATCTTTCCGGCATGGTGCGCGGGGCCAAAGATCCCCAACGCCAATATAATTATTGGATCTCGGCTGCAACCGAGGCAATCGCACTAGCCCCAAAGGCTCCCTTCATTGCCGCCGAGGGACAAATAGAGAACCACGAACTGGAATGGGCCGAGTCCAACCGGAAAAACACTGCGGTCTTGCAGTACAAGATTCTTGAGGTAGGTGGCAAGGCGCTTCCGCCACCACAGCGGCAAGTAGCTGAGACACCGATTCAGGCAATGGCACAGATGATTGGGATGGCGGCCGGCGACTTGCAGGCAACCATAGGGATTTACAACGCCTCTTTGGGCGCACGCGGACCAGAACAATCAGGAAAAGCCATCCTAGCCCGACAAAGAGCAGCCGACATAACCTCACTGAATTACTCCGACAACCTAAGTCGGTCAATTCGTTTTGGTGGCCGGATTATCTTGGACTTGATTCCTAAGATTTACGACCGAGCAAGAATCCAGAGAATTGTCAATCCCGATGCCAGCATCGACCACGTAATAATTCACAATGGACAAGAACAACAAGCAGCAGCGCAAGGCATGGTTTCACCCGGGATAGACAAAGTATTCGATGTGAAGGTGGGCACCTACGACATTTCAATCTCGGTCGGCCCGTCCTACCAGTCCAAGCGGCAAGAGGGTGTAGCTTCCATGCTGGACTTCCTCAAAGTCTTTCCGCAAGCTGCGGCTTTCATTGGAGACTTGATCGCGGGCGCAATGGATTGGCCGGGAGCGAAAACTATTGCTGCGCGGTTGAAGAGAATGCTGCCACCAGGTGTAGAAGATGCCGACGACGAAAACCCGCAGGCAAAATTGCAGCAGGCCCAAATGCAGTTGCAGCAACAAGGCCAGTTGCTTGAACAGGCAAACAAGATGGTGCAGCAACAGGCCGGGATGATTAAGAACGAGCGGGTGAAGCAGGATGCAGTCAAGGACATGAAAAAGTGGGAATTGGAGTCAAAGGAAAGAATCGCCCTACAAAAGGGTGAGACTGATGTTGCTTTGGCTCAGGTTGCCGCAGGAATGCAAGGCGCGCTGGAGAACTTGAAGGCGGTCAACGCTGACGTTGCCGCACGGCAGAAATTGCTGAACGAGGACAAACCAGTTGGCGCAGGAGGGAAAAGTGGCTGATCGCATTACAACCTACGCGCTGGACACCAACAAGATTGACGTAGTTGCGAATAGTCCTTGCCGTCGCGTTAGCGTGAAAGAGGATTACGACTCTGATACTCCCCCCACCGCCAACTTGCTTCAATACGACCCCACCGGGAGTTCAACCCCAGCCAAGGTCGTGAAAGGAACACCGGCGGTTTTTACCAAGAGTAAACCGAGCAGCGGCGTAAGCCAAGAAGCGAATACCTATTTCCCCGGTGAGGTAGTGGGGGGAATCGCCACCTCGTCAGGCTCGATCACGGTTCAACAAATCGAGAGTGATCAGATATGAAAATCAAGTTGACCAAAGAAGAACAAGAGAAACTTCGCTCCGTCGGCTTGGTGAATGTTGGCAAGTGGGTTGAAGTGGAAGAGTCTGTGTTCAAGAAGAACTACGCCGAGTGGAAAAAGACTCTCCCACTTGCAGAGCATTCGTTTCTGACGCTCAAAGCTATTTCTACCTGTTTGTGGACTAAGCGCAGCGGAGAGCATCGAAAGGATTTCGTCCTTCCTCAACTAAAGCAAGAAGTCAAAGTGCAGGCTAAGTTCCCTCGCTGGGAATTACGAATCATCATCGGGTTGTTGGTACTGATTCTCGGTTGTCTTATCTTTGCCCTTCCTGCGCGTTCGCAATTCAGCCAAATAGTCTTTATCGAATGGAAAGACGGTGGCTCGGCAGTAAACAACGGATTTTTCACCTATCCTTTCACCATCGACTGCACCACGAACGTAACTTGTACCTCCGATGGTTCAACTCTCACATTAAGCGCATCGGCAGGCAGCGGGGGCAGATGGGATCAACTGACTGCTCCTACGGGGGCAATGAGTTTGGTCAGCAACGCCGACGCGGAGATAATGACTTGGGATTTCCAGTCAAACTTTTCCACCGACCGATTCGTTCTCAAGCAGACCACCGGGAATCCTACTGGCGGGGCACTGTTATTGGTTACAGCGACCGACGTGAATGCTCTCTTAGCTCAATTTGGTGCCAGCAACGGAGTACAGATCACTCAAGCCGGCGCCATGACCGCGATTGGGACAGGCGCAATCACGGCTACGCTGGGCGATTCGGCCACCAGCTTCTTCTCTTCCGGCACGCTTGAAGATGCCCGGCTTTCTTCTGCGGTAGCTCTTTCATCTGACAAGCTTGACTTCTTCGCCGCTACCACAGTCGCCGAACTCGCGGGTGTGTTGAGCGATGAGGACTTCACGCCTGGGTCAGAGGCAAGCGCCGAAGGAGTTATTGATCTCTCTGACCTTCAGGGAGCGGTCGCCGCCGGACAGTATGCTGCCGCCAGTATTGACGGGGATGACCTCCTAGGCAGCAGTGTTGGCGGGGTGGGACTGACCTTGACTGCCGCCTCTCCCGACACGCTTGATTGCGACGCGGCGAGTACAACAGCGGTTGGCTGCCCGGAAATGGGAATCGCCAGTGAAGTAAACACTGGCACGAGCACCATCCTAGCAGTGACCCCCGACGCCTTGGCAGGCTCAGAGTTTGGACAAGTTGAAGTCCAGATGGTTTTGTTCGACTTTACGAACACCGTGACGGCGGGCGACGGAGCATTTTACTTCCACATTCCAACTGGCTCCAAGTTAATCGGGATGAACCTGATTGACGTGGTGGGTGCGGTTATTACGGTGAGTTCTTCGGGCGCAATCACCGTGGACGTGGCGCGGTGTGCTCCTGTTGCTACCGGGAATCCCTGCTCCGGCACGGTGGCCGATGCGCTTTCGACCAACCTGACCATTGACCAAGACGAGGACAGTTCCAACACCGCAGCTACCCCCTCCGTGGTTGATACGTCGCTTGACGATGTGATTGTTGACCAAACGTGGCGGCTTGATGTGGATGGGGCGGGCACAGGCACACAAGGTCTAATCGCGACGCTGATATTCCAAAAGCCATGAGAAAACACATCCTCTTATTGCTGGCTCTCCTGGTGGCCTCACCCGCTTGGGCGCAGATTGCTTTAGACGCAGCAACCGGAGAACAGGAAGCGCAAGACCAGACTTCTATTACTTTCTCCCACACCGTTGCCGGGAGCGACCGGATTTTGTTTGTCACTGTCAGCACTCTCGATACTGTGCTGGGAGACCGGACAGTTTCAACCGTTACCTATAACGCCGTCAGCATGTCTCTTGTCGCCGCAGCCGACAGTCCCAACCACAGAAGCGAATTGTGGTTTCTGATTGCGCCCGCCACGGGAGCGAACAACGTAGTGGTGACAATGGGAGGAACCTGCCTTCGTATCTGGCCTGGGGCGGTTTCCTATACCGGAGTCGCTGAGAGTTCTCCGGTGGAAGCCAACAACACCGCGACTGGAAGTTCAACTACTGCCAGCGTAGCCGTCACAACTCTCACCAACAATGCCTGGGTGATTGATTCTATGGGCCACTCTGGAGCTGGAGACGAGACAGTGGGTGCGGGTCAGACCGAACGGGTAGAAAGCCCGGCCATTGGTTCAGCGCAAGGAAACGTCTCCGATGAAGGCCCTAACACTCCAGTCGGTTCGGTGACGATGAGCTGGACATTTGGTTCCTCTAGGATATGGGCAACGGTCGCAGCGGCTTTCAAGCCCGTAGGCGCACGTCGTCCAGTGGTGGTGTATTGATGGCGCGCTGCCACGGCTTCAACCCGACCCACCAGGAAGAGTTCTGGACGCAGTGCACGAACAAGGCAACACACAAACTAGCAGGAGAGGAGTTCTGCGATGAACATTACTGGAAAACAAACGGCGCTTTGCTTGCTTTTCTTGACGATGGCTACGTTGTGGTGGGGATTGTTCTCCGCAGAACCCATCCAAGCACAAAGCACGGGCTCGCTCGAGACGGAGTGCGTGGCGGTGGTATCGGCAGATTCGTCTATCGCCCCCCCCACGGTCACACCCCAGGAGTTCTGCAAAGTCTTGGTGGCGCTGGTGGGGAACGAGTGGACGAAAGCCGCTAAGCTCCAGGCCACTATTCTTGTCGTAAACGACCACGATGTTCGTTTGGCGGCGGCGGAGGCTGCCATCGCCGCACTCCAAGCCCAGAGTTCCGCCACGCTCCAGCCGCAGATTGACGCTATCAGCACCAAACTGGCGAACGTGGCGAACGCATTGCAATGATTCTTGACCACGAATGGATGGCAGCCGCGGCGGGGTTGGTTGAGCACAGCCCAGGGATCGTCTCCTCCGTCATCGGAATAGTGCTTTATGCCCTGCTGCGAGATGGGATTCCCTACTACAAACGGAAGCGCAACGGCAACCCCGGAAACCCGGGCAATCTTCTTTTGGCTGAGAGATTACTTGCCTGCGAAGAGGGCATACGCGAAGTGAAAGAAGCCTGCGCCCGAGCCGATGAGCGATGGAACGCGCAGAGGGATTTTAACAAGAGGGTGGACAAGCATTTTGAACGTATCCACGACCGGCTGGACAAATAGGAGGAGACGATGGGAAAAGAAGTAGTGGTCGAATCACCAACCGACACGCCGGAAGAAGTAAAGGCAGCGATTGACAGCAAGCCAGTGGAAGAAACGCCCCCGGAACCGACCGCACCGGCTAAACCAGAGAACAAGTCAAAGGAAGAACCGCCTCCCAAGGGAAAGGCTGCTGAGAAACCCGCAGAGAAAACTGCGCCCGAAGAGACACCAGAGCAGAAGGCAGCGAAAGAGGCAGCCGCCAAAGCGGAGGAAGAAAAAGCCAAGCCCAGCGGCGCCGAGAAGAGAATCAACAGGCTTACGGCTGAGAAGCGTTCGCTTGAAGATCAGGTTCATAACCTGAGAGGGCAGATTGAGGCTGGAACGAAAGATGAGACGGCGGTTGGGGAAGCAAAAAAGCCTTTGGCCGAGGACTTTGAGACGACCGAGGAGTTCATTGAGGCGATGAGTGACTTCAAGGCCGACGAACGATTCAAGAAAAACCAGGCCGAGGAAGCCCAGAAAGCAGAACAGCAAGAACAGCAGGAAGTCTTTGAAGCCTTCGGTGAGCGGCAAGACAAAGCGCGCGCAGCCCACGAGGACTACGATGAAGTTGTTGGTGGCGGGAATCTCCAGATTCCACAATCTGCCTTGCTGGCAATAATAGAGCTTGACAACGGCCCGGAGGTGGCGTATCACCTTGCTAAGAATCCTGAGCTTCCTAAGAAGCTCATGGATTTGTCGCCGTTGAAAGCGGTCGCAGAAATTGGTCGGCTTTCAGCGATTTTGGCAACACCCGTTCAGGAGGCGGCTAATCCTCCTGCTCTCCGAACACCCGAACAAGAGGCGGGTAAACCTCCTGCTCCCAAAAAACCAGCGTCAGGTGCTCCGCCACCGATAACTCCGGTGGGTGGAAGCACTACGAAAACGGACGTTCCGCTCGACCAGATGGAGTATCAGGAATACAGACGAGCGCGGGACGCAGGCAGGCAAGGTTAGACCAAGGAGAGATTCGCCGTTATGGCAAACACACTACTTACCATCTCAATGATCACGCGGGAAGCGATGCGCGTGCTTGAGAACTTTTTGGTTTTCACGAAGTATGTGCGCCGCGACCTCGACTCGCAGTTTGGCCGGTCGGGAGCCAAGATCGGCACCACCGTAAACGTCCGAAAGCCGCCTAGGTATGAGGGTCGGACTGGTCAAGCCCTGAGTCTTGAGGACGCGACCGAAACCCAGGTTCCGTTGACTCTCGACACGCAGTTTGGTGTTGACCTTGAGTTCTCCTCGCAAGACCTGACGCTTTCGATTGACGACTTCTCCCAGCGGTTCATCTACCCGGCCATTGCCACCATCGCCAACAAGATCGACTTCGACGGGCTTGCGCTCTACAAGGACATCTACAACTGCCTCGGAACGCCTGGAGCCGTACCAGCTACGCTGCTACTCTACCTCCAGTTGGGGCAAAGGCTGAACGAAGAGGCGGCCCCCAAGGCACCCAGGCGTTCGGTGATTATCAGTCCGGCGATGGAAGCCACCATCGTCAACGCCCTGTCGGGCCTGTTCCAAGAAGCCTCCAGCATTGCCGAGCAGTACCGACGCGGCACGATGGGGTATGTGGCGGGCCTGATGTGGTCGATGGATCAGAACGTCAATACCCACGTTGTCGGTGCTCTGGGCGGAACCCCATTGGTGAACGGCGCCAGCCAAAGCGGAGCCTCACTCGTCACCGACGCTTGGACTTCGGCTGCGGCCAATCGCCTTCTGCGGGGTGATGTTTTCACCATCGCCAACGTCAATGCCGTCAACCCGCAGAACCGGCAATCAACCGGCTCTCTACGCCAGTTCGTTGCCACCGACGATGTAGCTTCGGATGGAAGCGGAAACGCCACCATCCCGATTTCACCCTCGCTTGTGGCGTCCGGTCCATTCCAGACCGTCGATGCTCTGCCGGCGAACAACGCAGCACTCACCATCAAGGGCGCGGCCGATACCAACACCCCGCAAGGACTAGCATTCCACCGGGATGCTTTCGTCTTTGCCTCTGCTGACTTGATTCTGCCGGGTGGGACCGATATGGCAGCTCGGGTCAGCGATAAGCAACTCGGAATGTCGATTCGCATGATCCGCGACTACGACATCAACCAGGATCGGCTGATTACCCGGCTGGACATTTTGTACGGGTTTGCGACCCTGTATCCCGAATTGGCCGTGAGGATGGCCTCCTAGGACCAGGGGTTAGAGCCCCAGAAGGAGAGAAACGAGAGATGAACAAAGCAAAATCCTTGATTCTGGCACTACTGTTGACGGTGGCGGCGTTTCCTGCCTTCGGTCAGACGAACCTCAACTCCACCACGCTCAACGAGGCGGTGGACAATTCGGAAAGACGAATTGACATTGTTTCGGCATCGAACGTGACCGCAGGCGACATCGCCTTTGTGGACAAAGAGGCGATGCTGGTCTTGTCGGTCGATTCCACCAACAACCGGATTCGGGTGCAACGCGGTTTCTCTGGCACGTTTGCGGAAGATCACGGCAACCGTCAAGTTATCTGGATCGACAAAGCGGCCCGCTTTATCAAGAGGGATTTGTCCGGTGCCTGCACATCTGCGTCGGAATTTCCTGCTTACACTCCGCTTATCAACGTCAGCAACGGAAATGCCTTTCGTTGCCGGAGTAGCCAGTGGGAACTCGAAGCACCCATTACTGCACTCAGGTCAGGGCTGGATCAGCCTCTCAGGTTCAACGTCCGAAGTGACTACATCAACACTACGGGCGACACCATCGGTTTTCAAGTCAAGCCCGGACAGAACGCCGTTAGTACGGGCAATGTTACTGGCGGTGAAATCAGCCCGCGCCTACAGGATGGCGTTAGTAGCGCAAGCATCACCGGCCTGCACGTCGATGTTGACCTGAAAGGAACAACTGCCGTAACCAATTCCGGCAACGTGCGTGGACTTGAGGTTGAGTTGGTCACTTCCAACTCTGGGACGCGGACCATCAGCGGTTATGTGACTGGCATTCGCTTCCGGTCTGTGTTCTCTGCCACAGCGATTACGGGAAACTTCACCGCGATGCGGTTTGAGTTCCCAGAGGCGCAAACCAACAGCCAAACCTACGATGCTTTGATGGATTTGACGGGCACAATCGCACTGGTATGGAACAACACGCCCGGGACCGAACCAACAACCGCCGACGGGTACATCAAGGTGATTGTCAACGGAACGGATCGCTTCATTCAACTGTATTCAGGTGCGCCCGTCGATTAGAATTTGCAGCGTTTTGCTCTAGCCCTCTTGCTGGTTTTGGGCGGATGCCTAGCCGGGTTCGCCCAGAACAGCAAACCTTCTCTCATCACCAAAGAGGCGCTGGAACTACGCCTAGCGGCATTGCAGCGTGACCGCGCCCAAGCGATTGCGAATGTGAATGCCTACGATGGCGCGATTCAAGAGTGCAACTTTTGGATCGAGCTGTTGAAGGATGCAGAACAGGAGGAAGAAGCGATGAACGAATTTCCAAAGGTCAAGTACCACAGAGAGCACGATCCGGTTACAGTCAAAAGCGCCGAGGAAGAAAAGGCTCTGGGGAAGGGCTGGCTCAACAACCCAGACTCTAAGCCTGAGGAGCCGGCCCCGTCGGTAGTCAAACCAGAAGCCGAGCCCGAGCCCAGCGCTTTGGAGTTAGGCGCAGCACTCAGAGACCGAGAGAAGGCCATCGAGGCCAAGAAAAAGCCCAAGTAGGAGCGTGATTTATGACAGGGCAAACTGACGCAGCAGAGTACAGCACCGGATTTAGTTCGCCCGCGAAGCGTGCGTTTGCGATAACGCCGAGCGATACCGACAAGTTGCCGTTTGTAACTAGAGCGATTTACGTCGGCAAGACAGGTGATATTAAGATGTGCCTGATAGACGACGAAGATCCTGTTATTTTTGCTGGCATTAAGGTTGGGACAGTGCTGGCTGTTCGCGCTTCGAGGGTATTTGCAACAGGAACCACTGCCACCGACCTTGTGGGACTGTTCTAAAGACAGAGGCGAGGACACATGACCGGGAATGAGCTTGTAGCATCCTCACTGCGTTTGATCGGCGCTCTGGCGAGTGGTGAAACACCGTCGGGCGCCGAAGGTGCAGATGCGCTTGTGATTCTGAACCAAATGATTGACGAGTGGAACTCTGAGCGCCTGTCGATCTTCGCCATCACTACACACGAATTTACCCTGGTAGTCAACCAGCAGACTTACACAATGGGAACTGGTGGGGATTTCAGTGTAGCGCGGCCGGCACGGATTGAGCGAGCCAGTATTATCCAGTTGAGCAATCCCTCGCAACCGCTGGAACTGGACATTGAAATTCTTAACGAACAGGGTTGGCAGGCGATTCCGGTCAAGGAGATTACCAGCACACTTCCGCAGGTGGTTTATATTGACGATGCCTTTCCGCTGCGAAATCTGAGTTACTGGCAGATACCCAGCGTTGCCGTCAAGACTAAGCTCTATGCCTGGACACCTCTAGCAGCTTTCACTCTTGCTGGCGACACAACCCTTCCGCCGGCTTACTTGAAGGCACTGCGCTATGGACTTGCTGTTGACCTAGCCCCGGAATACGGCCGGACAACTCCGGTGGAGGTAGCGGTGCAGGCGGCGTCGAGCAAAGGCAAGCTGAAATCCCTCAATGTTCCCAAATTCCAGATGACGGTTGACCCAGCACTAAGGGGCGATGGCGGTGGGGCGCAGTATAATTGGCGCTCGGACAGTCCTGCAGGAAGGAGATAAACTTTTAGATATGAGTCCAAGTTTTTCGCTTACCAATATACTGCACAACTGTTTTTGTGACCGAAAATCGCTCGGCGATATTTGTGAGGGAAAGTCCATGCCTACGAAGATGGCGAATTTTAAGCACATCACCCTCGGTAAGTTTGGTGTGCGGATTTCTGGACCCCGCATGGTTCCTTGTTTTCAATATACGGAATCCATGTTCAAGGTTTTCCGATGGGGTCACATATTCCAAATTCCTCGGTCTGTTATCGCCTGGGTTTCCGTTTTTGTGGTTTATTTGCTTTCCTGGTGGACAAGGACCAAGAAAGGCTGCTGCAACTACCTGATGAACTTGGCGCACTGTTTGTTTTCGATTCTTGTGCAAGCTGAGATAAAAATAAGTGCCAGGATTTCTTTCTTTTCGGTTCTGCTTGGGGGTCGGATGAAGCATCCCAAAGCTATAATTCCTCCCGTCGATCCTCGGGGCAATTCTTTTTACTCGGCCCAGGTTGCTGACTTCGTAAAGTCCTTCATACCCGACAACTGGTTTCCAAGTCTCTTTCATTTTTTGGCCCAGCGTGCTTTTGCAGCCCGCCTAGCTCTCTGGCGTCTCTTTTCCGCTGTCATACTGGCGTGCATGATTTTTGAAGCATGGCTGCGTGCAGCCTTTGAGGTTTGGAGTGCTTTGCTTCCTGGCCCCATGAAAAGGCTTCCAGATAACGACTCAACTATGGCTCTCCGAACGCGCTTGTCGGGAATCGCATTTATTTTATCTGCGAACTCTTTGCAGACTTCCTTTACTGTCATAAGAGTGTTTGGCATGGATGCTACGGTAGCATATGCGTAAAACTGTGTCAAGGAGATTTCTAAGATGAAATGGGGCTGCTCTACCGTTGAGCTACTGAGTACCGCACGCTTTGTTGACCTAGGAAGCGCTATCTCAGGGACGAGTCGAACGTCCGTCTTGCCCCGGACAGGAGTATAGCACAATGGCTCGTCACCCCCTAGCTCTCGCAGGCACCTACAGATCACAGTCTCCCAACGCCAGTGCTGATTTTACGATGAACTGGTATCCAGAGTTAATTGAGACGGGAGCAGGGAAGTCTAATCTGGTGCTCTATCCTACGCCCGGGCTGAAACTCTTTGTGGCACTCACAGGCGCTTCGGTGCGGGGGATTCATACCATCAACGCACGGACTTTCGCTGTGGCTGGGGCAAAATTGTACGAGATTTTTGCAGACGGAACCAAGGTTTTGCGTGGAACGGTAACAGGTGATAGCCTGCCCGTCTCGATGGCCGCTAGTCCGACGCAACTACTCATTTCCAGCGGCGGGAGGGCGCACGTTCTGAATCTGATAACAAATGGATTGACAAAAATCGCCTCTGGGACACTTACGAATGTTTCGATGGTTGAGTACGTTGACGGGTTCTTCCTGGCGCTGATTAAGGATTCGCAGACCTTCAGAATTTCAACTGTTGTGGATGCAACCTCGTGGCCCGCTTTACAGATCATCACGGTTTCAGTGTTTCCTGACAACATCGTGGGATTCAAGGCCGACCACCGGGAGCTGTGGCTTTTTGGGATAACCAAGAGTGTCGTGTACTTCGATTCAGGCAGTGCTCAAATCTTCGATGTGATCCCTGGTGCGATAATCGAGAAGGGAATGGTTGCAACTCATTCGCCCGCGAGACTGGACAACACGCTGTTCTGGCTGGGCGGGGATGAACGCGGAGCCGCGATGGTATGGCGGGCCGCAGGCTATACGCCCCAGCGCGTGAGCAACCACGCTATCGAGTTTGCCATGCAGGGCTACACAACCATCAATGACGCCATCGGCTATTCTTACCAGGATCAAGGCCATAGTTTTTACGTCCTGCTTTTCCCAACGGCATCGGCGACTTGGGTTTTTGATGTGGCGTCAAATATGTGGCATGAGCGAGCGTTTCTGAATCTTGGCGTTTTTGAGGCGCACCACAGCCGCAACCACACCTTCAATTTCGGAAAGCATCTAGTCGGCGATTGGAAGAGCAATAAAGTCTATGAGATGTCCATTTCCATCTTTGACGATGACGGAAGTGCGATTCGCCGGGTTCGGCGCGCACCGCATATTTCTAGAGAAAGCAATTGGGACTTCCACCATGAACTCCACGTTGCCCTTGAGATGGGAGTGGGGCCAACCCCGCCGCTACTTGATGGCGAAGGAAATCCACGCGACCCAATGATGGGTTTGCGCTGGTCTGATGACGGCGGGCACACATGGTCAAACACCCACAACAGGGGAGTAGGGAAAGCGGGTGAGTATAGCAAGCGCGCAAGGTGGCTGCGCTTAGGACGATCCCGTGACCGGATTTACGAGATCAGCGCCAGCGATGCAGTGCCGTGGAGAATTATTGATGCGTACCTTGACCTGACACCGGGGAACGGAGCATGAGCACTAACCCCAGCACCTTTGCACCTAGTCGCTCCCGCTTTGTGGACGAAAAAGGAATGCTTACCTGGACGGCGCTCCAAAAACTGCTGGAATATGATAAGAAGCTGCAAAACACTCTTACCCTGTTGGGACAAATTGCTTCTGCGACAATCATTCAAGGCAGAACGGAAGGGATTGGAACTACGGTCGTCAAACTGACAGTAGCGGGATTGCTGGAAGATACCGACGCGATTGCAGCGGATGGAGTTGGAAGCCCCCTGACCGGAGGAAAGAGGGGGTTTCTGGGACTTGATGGAGCTGGGGACTTGTCGCGGGTTGTTGTGACTGACAAGGTGATCGAGGGGTCGATTTTAGATGGTGCCGTGGCTTTGGGGAAGCAGAAAACCGACTCCCTGGCCCGAATGTTCACATCGGATGCTCTGCGGACATCCATTGAGGCGAAGGAACCCGCCGAGGTTGATGCCGATGAAACAGCCAGTCATCTTGATATGAGTGTGGTGGTTGGAAGTACGGCCGATCCGACAATCAGTGATGTCCTAAGCACCTATAAAGATATTCCTGAGATGACCAAGACAGTAAATATACAGGGCGGGGCAGCCTTGATAATTTTCCGTGGGTCTTTTGTTGCTGATCTTGCATCGTTAATCGAAAGTAGAGTTATGGTAGATGCTGTGGCCGAGGTCGGTTCCGATAAGGCGGGGCAGGAAAGTCTTGTTGGGGCCGCAATTCAATTGCATACAAATGTGTGGGTAGCCACAGGGCTTTCGGCTGGAAACCGTATATTCAAAATGCAGGGAAGAACGGACGGTTCGACCGTGAACGATCAGTGGGAGAGCGACCGTCGAACCTTTATCGTGGTTGGGCTGACATAATGATCCGAGAAGCGACCCCAGCCGACATTCCTCGGATTATTGAAATGGGAAGGAACTTTCTACTGTCCGGTCCTTACCGGGAGATCATCGCAGACAATCCAGAGGTTCCTCTTGAACTTGCTAAGAAGCTGGTCACGAACCCACAGGCTAGAATCCTGGTCGAAGAACAAGAGGGCAAGCTGGTTGGAGTATTTTGCTTCATTCTTTTTCCCCACTATTATTCTGGCTTGATGACAGCGGGAGAACTGATTTGGTATGTGGAACCAGAAGCGCGAAAGACGATGGCTGGCTTGCGCTTGAAGTGGGAAGCCGAGACATTGGCTAAGAAATTAGGGGCGGTACAGATGCACCTGACCTGCCCTATCGACCAAGATGAATTGTTTTCCAAGTTGTCGGGCTACAAGAAAGTTGAAACAGGCTACCAGAGGACACTCTAATGCCAGCAATTAGCACTGGAACCGCGTTAGCAATCGGTGGGATTGCCGCTGCTGGTGGCGCGGTCGCAAGCGGCGTCATCGGGTCAAGAGCGGCTGGACGTGCCGCTGGGGTACAAGCCGAGGCCGGAACTCGCGCCGCAGAACTACAGGCTCAGTCCGCCAGAGAAGCCCTAGCTTTTCAAAGAGAGCAATTTGCCACTACCCAAGAGAACTTTGCTCCGTGGCTTCAAACTGGCCGTGGGGCACTCGCCAACCTGTCGTATCTGATGGGGATTCCAGGACAGCAACAAGAGGCTGGCGGCGCGGTTCCGGGTGCGGGCGGTGAGCCACGATTTGTAGGTAGTGGGAGTACGGGAACTCGCGGCGGCGTTACCTTGCCCCCACGGATACAAGCCTTGCTAGAGGCGAGGGGGAAGGGTGGCCGTCCCTCTGAGGATGGAGTTCCACTTTCTACTCTGGCAGGAGGAAGCACTCTACCCCCAGGCGGCATTCCCTTTGAGGGTGGTAGTAGAGGTGCTCCAACTCCCGTATTAGCTGGTGCTGAGGGAGAAGCGGGCAACCTTAGTTCGCTGGTTAATCCTGAATTGGGAGAGTTTGGTTCCTTGATGCAGCCGTTCGGGGAGGAGTTTGAAGCTCCTACGCTCGAAACCATGCAGCTTACTCCGGGCTATCAATTCCGGCTGCAAGAAGGTCAGGATGTCCTGGAGCATTCAGCCGCGGCGCGTGGCAACCTTCTGACCGGGGCAACCTCAGAAGCCCTCACGCGCTACGGACAGGACTATGCCTCTGGTGAGTACAGCAACGTCTATAACCGGGCGCTGACGGAGTACCAGCAAAACTACAACATCTTCCAACAGAACCAGGCTAATCAGTTCAACCGACTGGCTTCCTTGTCCGGGGTGGGACAGACCGCAGCAGGGCAACTTTCCTCGGCGGGACAGTTTGCGGCCGGGAACGTGAGTAACATTCTCCTGGGTTCTGCCGCACAGCAAGGCCAAAGTATCCAGAACGCAGCAGCAGCCCGGGCCAGTGGTTATGTCGGTAGCGCGAATGCCATTACCGGAGGAATCGCGGGAGCTACTGGAAGCCTAAGCGACCTTCTCCTGGCCCAAGCATTGCGGAGGCCGGAGGAGCAAGGAGAATAGTATGGGAATCCCACTAGCCGCGTTGGGGGTACGCACCCCACAGTTTAAGAGCCCGCTGGACCAAATGACGAAGGCGGTTCATTTGAAGAGTCTCCTGCAGGGCCAGCAAGCGGGGCAACTAAAACTCGAGCAACAGCAACAGGCGCAGAAAGACCAGCAGATATTCCGCAAAGCCTACATGGAGGCGCAGGGCGACCCACGGAAAACCATCGAACTAGTTACCAGGGCTGGTGTGTCGCCGCAGTTGATTTCGCAGTACAGAGATTCCATCACGAAGTCGAGAAAGGCGTTGGAAGATTTAGATGGGGCCGCACTGGACAATGCCGCCAAGAGGAATGATGCTATCGGGGGTGCTTTTCAGGCGGTGCTTGGTGTGTCAGAGCAGCAGCGCACGCAAGCCTACGCACAGGTACGAGGGCAGTTGATCCAGAGTGGCGTGATAAGGGCGCAAGAGGCGCCAGAGCAGTATCCAGGCGATGAGTTCATGCGGGTTGGTGCCCTATCTTCCACATCGGCAAAGGATCAGATTGCGGCTGAAAGGCAGCGGCGTGTGGACAAGGAAACTCGTCGGCACCAGCGCGAAATGGAAAAACCGGCAAGTGAGCGAGAGTTTCAAGCTGTTTATCCCGCATGGCTAGAAGCCAAGGGCCTAAAGAAAAACGGAAAGGTTGAGATTCAAGCGCGAAAGGAAATTGCAGCATGGGGGAAAAAGGCGACTACTCCATTCGCTGCCTTCGCTTCTGGTGATCCCAAACAACAAAGACTGGCAAGACAGTGGATTGGCTTGCAAGAGAAATATCGCCAAGCGACCGGGGAGGAAAAGCGGCAACTTGATTCCATCAACGCACGGTTCAAGCGAGAAATGGAGGTAATCAAGGCCCAGATTGGATTCCCAGGCGATCCGACAAAAGAACAAGCTGCTCGAATGGAAGAACTTCTGCGGAAGGCCAACGAAGACTACGATGCTGTCCTGAGCGGAAAGGCTCCAGAACAAGGCAAACTAGCCGACACAGTTTCCGTCATTTCTCCAGATGGGGTGAGAGGGAAAATACCAAGGGCGCAACTTCAGGACGCCATTAAACAAGGCTATCGGAAAGTAGAATAATTATGGCGAACGGGTTACAGATTGATTTTCGGCCAGATAAAAAGATTAGCTTCACTCCCGACGCTGCAGTACCAGAACCTACAAAGCCACCCAAGCTGACACCCGCCCCGCCCCCACTGGTTCGCCCCCCGTTCAAGATGGGCATTGCTCCCAGAGCCGCAGGGATACCCGTACAGGAAACCGAAGTAGATGTCCCGCTGATCCCTTTGACGAAGCTGTTTCCCGAAGGCCCGCCAACTACTACCGTAAGCCTACCTCGCTATCCTAGCCGTTTTGGCCCTCAAGTGGCACCACCCGGGCAAGGAGTTCAACCTGCCGAAACAGTGGACTTTCCTCTTGGTGGAGTAGTGCGCGGTGTCGCCGAAGTAGCTGAAAGTCTTTCGACCCCAAGCAACATCGCAATCCTAGCAGGGGCAGGCTTGACCGCAGGTGCATTACCACTTGTCAGCAGGATTATTTCAGGTGGCTTCTCAATCCACATGGTTAGCGGCATGGCCGAGCAGTACCCCGAACTCCGTGAGGCCATAAACGAAGGCGACGAGCAGCGTACAGCGCAGATTGCTACCAGAATGGGTCTGACGGCCCTGCTGGCTGCTCTGGCTGGCACCCACGCTGTCCGAGGCAGAAGAGCCAGGGTAGCAGGGCGGACAGAGGCCGAACGCGCGCCAGAGGCGAAGCCAGCGCCTCCTAGTGCTGTCCCAACGCCCCCAGAGGGGGCTATTTACCAACATCCCCTTTATGGACTTAGCAAGAAAAAGCCAGGGGAAATGGTCGAAGCGCCGGGAACGCGGCAAATCTTTGAGGATGGAAAACCAACCAACTATGTAGTTGGAGAGGGTGGCACTCCACGCGCTTCTTTGAAGGCAGACAGAACACACCCAGATTGGGTAGATCCATTCAAAGCGCCAGAGCCTCCCACAGAGCCTTTGCCGGCCCCCCAGCCGGTTTCAGCGCGGGAAGCCGCCGACTTGGGGGTAGCGGCTGAGAGGGTGCCGGAAGTGCTCCGCCGACAGAGGGAAGCAGAAGCAGTTACCGCGAGAGCAGCGGAGCGTCCGCCTACGCGACCCTCGATGCTTGAACGGGAGCCGAGCGCACCTGCTAAGAACCTTGATACTGCTCGAACTGGAAAACCAGTTGAGATGAATTTATTGAGAGGTTCAGGCCGCAAAGAAATGGGTTCAGTTTATTCTCAAGGCTATCCTGGTGAGCCTATTTTGGGGCCGGGTCGATACAGCACACCAAGCAGGGAATTTGCGGAATTTTTCGGACCAACCGTAGAGAAGGTGGCGGTTAGGCTAGAAAACCCTCTAACTATACGAACAGATGCGGAATGGAGCACATTGACTCGGAGGGCAGGCTGGAAATTCCCCAACCCGATAAGGATGAAGGCTGAAGGTTTAGTTGAGACCAGCAGAGAGATTGCCCAGCTTAGGGAATTACTAGAGTCTGAGGGTTACGACGGGGTAATCGTTCGTCTCTCTAGGGTGGGAGATGAGGCAAAGACGCTGGGCAAAGTTTTTGGAGATGATACCGTAGTTGAATTTTCTGGGAGAGGGCTGGAACGACAGCCGCAGCGTCCTAGCGCGATAGTGAAAGAACCCGCCAAGCGCAGGGCTGTAGATGAGTTCGGCGATACGATTGAACGTGGCGGACGGGTTGTAGATTCA